TTTGAATCTGTCAAAAACGCCATTGCCTCAGACAAAGACGGATTTAAGGCTTTTGATTCAAGTATGGCTAGTGATATCTCGTTAGAAGTTACTCCAAGATATATTTCATCAACATTCTTATCTATTTTTTCTTTTACTGTACTGACATCTATATTTAAATTCTTGAGCCATTTATAATATTTCTGACTCTGACCTAAAGAAAGATATGTTCTAACAGAAGGTCTTCCATCTTCAGTGAATTCTAACAAATTAGACGTGTATGTAGAACTATGAAGTTTATAAAATTGTTTGTCTGTTATGCATGCACTGTATAATGAAAAGCTATGACCCAATATACCGCAACACATTGGATGCTCTATCAAAAAGAAACCAAATGCAGGATGTGGTTTTTCCATCAATAAATCCTTATAATATGGCCATAATTTATTGGTGCATAAACCCATTGTTTTATAATGAGCTCTTAATTGAGAAAATTGTACTGCATTGCATAAAGAAATACTAGATCCATGTTCAAAAACAGATGATCTTAAGTTTGCCATTGTATTGAACCGATCATCAAATTTCGCCAAAGGATGTGTTCTGACAGCTGTTGACACAAATTTTATTATTGGTGTTATCAAAGTATTTCTAAAGAACCATAAAGAATTAAATTCTTCAATACCACTAAAGCAAGATTCAGTACTCTTTTCAGCACTTTGTTCAGCACAAAAATATTTATAGATATATTTTTTCATAACAGACAACAGCTGTAAAAATTTTAGGACAATCAGTTTCTGGGATTTTTTTGGATGAACAACACTTAAGATAAGAGAAGAATCATCAGAAGAAACTTTTGATGTAGTGATTATTTTTATTTTATTCCTGTTCACCATTAAATTACTAGGTAACTGGATTTGAAGATAGTATTTACAAAAATCACAGTATTCCAACATTGCCGCCGAATGTAACAAGCTAGAGGTATAATGTAATATGCCTTGCATCATGTTTGATCTATTATTTAAAAATCTAACCCTTGGATTTAACAAATCATTGTTATCAGTTCTGCCTAGGAATTGCTCTTTCAACTCGTTTAACCCAACATCATAACTATTAATGTCTTTATTTTTCATAAACATTTCTAGTAGATTTCCAGGTAATTCGAGTTTTTTATTAGTTACAAGATTTAGGATCCGAACACAAGGGTTAAGAAGAGCATCTGGTAGAATTCTTGATAGAAATGATCCAAACACTGTCATAACAAATCTTTGAGCCCATGTTGTTGCGTCATCTGAGTTTATGATTGTTGTTTCTTCCGTTTCAAAATTTAACATCTTGTTGATTTGTTTATAATGTAGTTCAGTGGGTTTCATCTTCATATCGCCTTTTGTTAACATTTCATTGGGCATCAACTCACCTATTGATCTACATATTGTCTCTAGAAAGTGAATGATAATTCGACAATGAAAATCTAATACAAAGATCTCTCTTACACCACCAATTTGTTGTTTTTTGAATAAATTACTTATAATTCCACCATAATTATCTTCAACATAATTTATGTGCTCAGCAATCTCAGTCATGCAATGAACTGAATTACCTTCTCTTAACATTTTTATTCCAGCCTCTAAACAAGTCTGTCTTAAATTTACCTTTTTGCCTTCTTCAAAAATTTCATCCTCAAAATCACCGACAGCGCTTTTTTTCATGGTGGCCAAGTCTGTTATTTTCCTATTCACTAACCTTCTCAACAAATAATGCTCTAAATTAACATCAACATCTGGTCTAACCCGTTTGATTTCTTCTTTGATT